CTCTATATTCTTCGTTATTTTTAATAAAGCTATTAGTAGACTTTTTTATTTTAACTATATTATTAATAGAATCATCGATTTGATTGTTTAGTCCATTTAAGTATAAATAAAAATCTTCAGAATAAGCACTATTATGTACACTATTTATTTGACCAAGAGGATAACCAAACAATCCGTTAATTGAGTTTTCAAAAGAAAACAAACTTTGTTGATTTTTTAAAGAATTGTTGTAGTCTGGCAAATTAGAGCTAGTCTCTATATCTTTTTCAAATTCATCTGGAATTTGTTTGCTTGAAAGATTACTATGTATTGTTGGTAAAACACCACTAGGACATAAAACAATATCAGTTATAAATTTGCTTGTTAAACCTCCAATACCTAGCTCTTCATTTTTATAATTTCTAAAAGGGTCTAGCTCCATAGAATTAGGTGTAGAAGTTCCACGTAAAGTTTTATTAGCAAAGCTTTTAAGTATAAAGTTTACTGATCCTTCTATTCCTCCAGCTTTTGAATTTGGGTTTATATAATCATTGCCACTTTTAATACTTCCACTATAAATTGGTTTTGATACATTAAATCCACTATTTTCATATATTCCTTCACTATTAGCTTTACCACTACCTATTCCTAAAACTCTTGTAAATGATAATTGTTGACCACCACTATCAAACCAATTTCTTGATGCTTCATATGCTTGAGAATCTACATAACAGTCATACTCATCCTTTAAGTTTTTATATTTATTTTGAATATTATTGCCAAATATATTAGAAAAAGTGTTGTACTCATTATCACTTTCACTATGACTAGAAACATGCTGAGGTACAAATGCTGTGCCTTTATATGAATTTCCTATTATATTTAAAGTATCAATATCTAAACTGGGTATGCTTTTAGGTATTGGTTCGACAATTTTACCAGATCTTGTAACGGAATTTTCAGACATTTTTTCTCTTTTACTTCTCTATTTTATATAATGATATATATTATTTTATATAAAAAATGTCTGAAATTGTATATTAATAATTAGTATTGCAACACACAATTGTCAAAAGAAATGCCGATTGTTATTTCCATTATACTTTCACTGTCGTAACTCAAACTTCCATAATCAGCTGAAGTTAGTTGTGCGCCTTTAATATCCCATAATTCTACAACTGTTCCTACTGGATCAAGCATCTTAAGTTGACAATCTCTTTTATAGAAGTCTGCATAACCTGCTCTACCACTAACAGTTTCATGGTGAGTTCTAATCCACTCCATAACTTGTTGAGCTCCTGAAGGTGCGATAGGATCATATAAAGTGATATTCATATCACCAAAAGTTGCTTTTCCTGCTACTTTTCTTACTGAGTTTATCCAGTTAATTTCATCTTTTTTTATAGTGTATGAAGGTCTTTTAGCAGTTTTCATAAGGAAAGCATCAATTCCTTCAATTGCAAAAACCCATCTATTTCCGCGTTTTGGCTCAAACTTATTTGGTATCATTTCTGTGACTGATAATGTCTCTGCCATTTTATTATTCTCCTAATTGTTTATAATATATATCAAGTTCTTGTTTATTATTGAATTGTATTTGCTACTACGAAGTCTAAAGATATAAATTCTACAGATTTAGTAGGTTGCAAATATATTTTGCCACGAATTGTATTGTTTTCAATATCGTTTTGTGTTGTAGTTGAAGTATCAATTTGTACTTTATATCTTACAACGCCTCTTCTTCTTTTAACATCTTCCATAATAGGTTCTACTAAACCAGCAAACCTTTGAAGTGTAGCATCACGATTTGGTTCAAACAATAGCTGTTCAGCAACTTTTTTAACTTTTCTTCTCAAGTTAATAAGAAGTCTTCTTACATTAATTCGATCTAAAGCAGATGCATCTTGTAAAAGAGTTTTCTGTCCAAATGCATATACTTCACCTGGTCGACCAGCTGGTTCGTAGATAGGATTAATATCAGCATCATAGAGATCATCCAGAACGTCTCTGTTCATTTGCACCTTAGAACCTGTAGAATTAATCAATGTTCCTCTAGATAAACCAGCAGGAGCAAACCACGGTGCTTCTATAGCATCGTTATTACTCATTACGCCGATCATTGCAACAGAAGGTGGCACTTCAACAGGAGCATTGTCTGAAGTTCTTCTAATCAAAACATTAGGAAAGTATGCTGCTGCAAAAGATGTATTTAATAATCTATTCTCAAAACTAGATATTGTATTACCTACATGTGGTAATGCAGTACTTGACTCAATAGCACTATTATTTGCATCTTTTTCTTCGATATCCATAATCAACATTGCATCAAATCTTGTTTCACAAGCTGTAATAGCATAATCAGTTATAGAAAAACTTCTTTGTCCAGGAATTACCAATAACTGGAACTCAGCAGCTGATTTATCTGTTAATACATCAATTGCTTTTCTATAAGACATAACTGTAGGTCCAGTTGTCTTACTAGTTCCAGTCTCATCTCTTCCTTCTCTCTCAGCAGCAATACTAGTTAACTCAGCTTTTTCTTTATCAAATATATTAACTCCATCAAATCCACCTTGGAACATACAACGGAATTTAAGATATTTAACATTCTTTCCTTTTGCATCACTAGATATTGTAACAAATCTTGTATCATCAACAGTATCTGCATCATTAGGATCTTCAGATCCAGTATATACTCCGTCTCTCTTGTATGAAGCATTATCCCATGATGTTATTGAATCACTAGTAACACCACTATCAGGAATTAAAATCTTTTCTAAACTAAAGAATGAGTTTTCGAATAAATCTGCTGTATCTCCTTCTTTGTACAAAGATGTAGGATAGAATTTTGCCCAACTTAATAATGATTTATTAAATTCGTTTTCTCCAAGCTCTTTAGGATTTGTTGATTCATTTGAATTCTTTTTAATTCCAAATTTAACACCCCAAGCCAAATCACTAGAAGCTTCAAGTGTTGTTGATGAAATTTTTCTACTAATAGATGTTACGTAAGGTAATGGAGCAACTTTTAAGCTAGCTAATTGATCTATCTTATTATTTGAAGAATTAGAGAAAACTAATTGTGAAGAGCTGTCTGCAGCTTCTTCTGTAAATGCATTAGCTGTTTCTAGATAGCCGTGACCTTTGAATCCTGTAGGTAGAGCATCAACTTCAATTGTTTTGCTTTTAACTGCGTCTGATAATTCAACTCTAACATACTTGTTTTTCAACTCATATTTGCCTTCTGTTTTAAGACGTTGTCTATCATTAGCTGCATCAAAGTCATAAAATGTATGTCTAGTACCTATTACTCTACCAATAAAGTTTCTATGATCTGGATCTAGATTTAACATTCTCCATCTAGCAACAGGTGTTCCTGTAATAGAGTCAGAATCAAATTTTTCTAAAGTTAAAGTAAACGTTCCATAATCATTTTCTTCATGTCTTAGATCGGATATCAGTACTCTATATAAATTGTTTCCTACTTCACCATCATCTAAAATATGAAGTTTAAATAAATCAAAAGTTTTATCTTTACTAACTGAAGGTCTATTTGCTTTATTTCCTGCTGAGTTGTAAAACTGTGATACAATCATAGGTGTTTTAGCAGTTTTAAATCTACTTTCAAACTTTTCATATGAAGAAGAATCTTCACTTGCAGGTTTCGATATCAAGAATCCTGTCATTGTATCATAAGAAGCATTTTCTGCACCACCTCTTAATAGACCTGATCTGCTTGGAGTAGCTACACCTTTTTCAATATCCCAATGTGCATATAAGTAGTGACCTAACTCTTCAGTTTTAGATGGATCTGTATTTAAAACTTTAGCAAAATAATTGCTAGCTTGAGGATCAAAAGAGCATGTATAAGTGTTTTTATGCCCTGTACCTGATTCTGCATTAAATCCATTTAATATAACTTTAAAAGATTGATCTGCACTACTAACATCACCAATAGAATAACCCGCTAAATTTGTATTTTTTGTAGCACCAAATACTCTAGCATTAACTTCAGATGTTAAAATTAAACCATTTTCATCGGTCATTACGTAATTTCCATCTAATGATTTAGATACTTCCAATGAAGGTTTAACACCTTGAGGTGCCATTAACACACCACGAACAACTGGTACTGCAGCTCCTCCACCACCGGTGAAGTTAACTGTTTTTGGACCGTGATTGCCAACTAAGCTAAATCCGCTAGTATTACTAAATGTAGCATACTCACCCATTTCAATACCTTCACAAGTTGTGTCGCCTCTTAAACCACCTTGAGCATTACCTTCTCCAGCAAAAGTATCGTTTGCAGCATTATTGTTTTTATATGTTAATGTTAAAGAATCATTTGCGTCATCAACTGTAACATCTACATCTAGATCAACACGAGATGTACCAGTTTTATTTTGATCATCTATTATTTCGTTTCTTAAATTATAAAGTGTTTCCTGGAGATCTACACCTATTTTAACTTTTCGAGCAGTACCTGATGTTGCTCCATTATCTGTGCTGTTAGCTACATCAAACAATAAGTGAAGTTCACGGTTACCATCAACATTATTAACTTCTTGAGTTCTAATAACTAATCTATCATCAACACGAGGATTTCCAGTTAGCTTAATTGTTAAATTTTTCTTTTCATCACTATCTGTTCCACCATAAAAGAATGCAGTTCCTAGTGCGCCGGGAGATCGATCTACAGTCGTACTATTTAAAGCATCTCCAACAGTTGCAGCAACTGTTAATTTTGTATTAGTAGCAGTAAATGCTGTTATGTTTTGTGCATCATCTTTTAATGAATTTCCATCCTGACCAAGATTTTTTTGAAAAATTGTAAGCTTTTTGTTTGCTATGTCAAGTGAAGATGTTGACAATCCTTTATGATTAGAATTTGTACCTGCTGTATTTACTCTATCAAGTGCTGCCTTAAAGTTTTGTAAAGTTTCGATTGGTGTAGCACCAATTTTAATTTCAGTTACACCAGCACTTTCAATATGGTATACATTTGGTACAACATCGTTGCCTTCATTATTGTCGCCTAAACCAGATAAAAATTTATATTGAACTTGTTTATCAGATAAAGTTGCATCGCCATCATTTGCTATTAAACTAAATGTAATTAGTCCTCCAGATGCCGGATTGTCTGACATTGTTACATTAAATCTTGCAGCAGTATTTCCAGCAGAACCAAAACTTACAGTCTGACTAGCTTCTGAAGCATTTTTACCGCCTATTTCTACATCGTTAGGTGTTGATGCATTTATTTTGTATTCAACTGTAATATTATTTGTATTCGCTCCATGGTCTGGATGTAATGAAGTTATTTTTAATACAGGATCAGTATTAGTACCTGAAACTGATGCTATCAAATGATCTTTTGTTGCTACTAGTTTATTTATTGCATTCATTAGATCAGTCAATACTTCTTTAGCATTTGCCGTCCGGCCACCAGATGCTATATTAGCGTTAGATCCATTATTATCAATTGCTTCATCTGCAAATGTAAATGTTTGACTAGCTGTACTTGATTGATTACTAGCATCATTTAAAAATGTAATTTTAAAAGTATCACCAAAAGCAGGCTCAAAATCATTTTTAAACTTAACTTCTATAGATCCAGCTGCTTTTGTTGTTTGAACACCAGCATCTTGAAGAAAAGTACTTCCAGATACATCTTTCATAAAACAACCAAGCATATGTGTTTTTGCGTTTTTAGTTGCTTTAGCTCTTAATACTGTAGTATTTGTTATTGATGCACTAGAGTTTTTACCAACTTTACCGTCAGATTGAACTTGTTCACTACCTACAACAAATCCAGCGTTTGTTTCTGATGAGTTACCATCACCTACGCCTAAAACTCTTAAAAAAGTACCTGACTGTGCTTGTCTCATCCATTCATTTAAAGCTAAAGGCCCTAGTAAATTTGAATTATTTAATCTACCACGTGTAGTCATACTACCGAATACTTCACTGAACTGTTGCATTCTTGAAAAAGTTTGAGGTACAAAGGCAGGACCTTTTTGGGAAGTACCGACAACAGCAGCTGGAACACCTTGCGGCAATAATTCTTGACTACTTACTTGAGATTCGTCAATTTCTCTTAAAGTTACTCTTGCTGATCCTTGTTTTTGTCCAGCCATATTGATTATTCTCCTATTGATTTATATTTTATTTATTAACTATTCTTATGAAGGGAATTCTACGCCACTATTTCCAATAATAAAGTCCATTGCAATAAATTCAACAGCTCTTGTTGGTACTACGATAATTCTTCCATTAAGCCTATTGTTGTCAACATCATCTTGAGTATTATTGGTACTATCCATTATTACTCTAAAATCTTCAATTCCAGATCCAGCTTTAATTTGATTTAATTCTGAACTAGCACTTGAAACAAAACTTGCTCTTGTTCTCTCATCATTTTGAGAAAACATAAGATTCTGTGCAATTTTTTGTATTCTTCTCTTAATGTTAATCATTAATCTTCTCACATTAACACGATCTAAAGAAGTTCTAGAAAGCTGTGTTGTCTTTTGTCCAAATATTACAAATTGCTTATTTGGGAAACTAGCAATAGGATTAATTCTTGATTCATACAAAATATCACGATCAGCTGCGCTCAATCTAGAGTCAGTTGATCTTACAGAAGTTAATGCTCCTCTAGAAAATCCAGCCGGTGCAAACCACTGAGCTGAACCTCTTGATGTATCAGTTTTTGCCAAAGCACCCAAAGCAACAACTGAAGACGGTACATGTACCAATCGAGGATTAACTTCTGATGCTGCTTGATCATCACCTTGATCGATTATAGTAACATCTGGGAAGTATGTTGCTACATAATTATTATTAACTTCTCTACCATCAAATAGTACTGATGTTGCATCAGGATCTGGTGTCCCAGATAATATTCCGCTTGAAGATACAAATATTCTTGTGTTGTCACTATCTAAATGCGGTATGTCCATTAAATAAATAGCTTTGCCATAGTCTCTAACTCTACGTGCTGCAAAATCAGTTACTAGTGAATCTCTTATTCCTGGAACAACTAATACATTATGATCAACAACCATCTCATCAGTCATAACTCTTATAGCATTTTTATATGAAGCAACTGAATTGTTGTTCTCTTCAGTTCCAGACATTATACCAGTAGAATCATTTGTTTTAAATAATCCACTTGAATATCCTGTACTTCCAGCTTTACCACCTGCGTCTGCTGAAGAAGATCTATCTGTAAAATAAAATGAATCTCTATCCATTATATTAACACCATCAAAACCACCATAAAACGGAGCAGTAAACTTAGACATCACGTTGTACTTATTAAACTTAGATTTGTCTTCAGATAAAAGTTTTGCTAAAGTAGCTCTTTTAGTTCTATAAGGCCTGACCTTTCCTTTTGCTTCATCTGCTCCTGCCAAGATTGAAGTTGCAATAAATACTGTATTTACATCATTACTTGATGCACCTACTGTTATTAGATCAGTACCAGATGTAGAAACAATGTATTGCTCTCCAATAGATATAGCATCTAAAGTTTGCTCTGCCTCAGCAGCGGCATCTTCAAAGTTAAAAGGATCTACAGTTTGACCCATATCAATTGTTTGAGTAACTGCGTCATATATACTTGATCCAACTTCTGCATTTCTAATATATACTGCTTCTAAAAATACATCTGATATACTACCAGTAACTTCTGATATGTTTAAGTTTGATAAAGCTACTTTAGAAAGAGAGAATTTATTATTATTAATAGTATCAGACTCATTTCCACTAGTTATCATGTCTGAAGACGCGCCTAGGAATTTTGTTAGATTTTTAATTAAATTATTTCCTAATGTCTTAGTCGTATAGTTTGGATCATGGATTTTAGAAATTCTACTTGTATTTAAACCCCAATGTAAACTTTGATTAACACTTTCTCTATTGTTTTTAACACCATTTACTTTTGATTGTCCTAAATAATTTTGAAAATATTGTTCAGAACTATTTCTAATATCACCTGTTGTAGTTTTCATTCTGTAAGGTAAAGGAGGAACTATTGAATGTCCAAGTGTACCTTTTAAGTCATCTCCGCCTTTTGTTATAACATTACTATCATCAGCACCTGTTAAGTTTGAATTAGCAGCAGCGTCACCAGATGCTTGTCCATCTTTTAAAGTGGTAGTTGTTTTTAAAGTAGGAATTCCTCTAAATCCAAAAGGAAGCGCTTCTTCTGGTACTTCACCTCTTAGAACATCTTCAGAAACTACGACTCTAAATCTAGTTGAATTATTTTCATATGTTCCTTCTCTAACTAATCTCTTTTCATCATTATCATCTACATCTAAGTTTAATCTTACTTTTTGATCACCAATAACTCTAGCAATAAAATTATCAGCACTAGGATCTAAAGAAACTCTTTCAAACGCAGGACCAAAAACAATAGGATCTGCATCTGTATCATATAAAGCTCTGAGTGAAACAGAGAAAGTACCGTATTTATTGTTAGGATCTGTAGAAGCTGTTAAGTCTGAAATGCTTATTTTGTAAGAATCAGATCCATATGCACCGTCATCTAATGTCTCAAAATGAAATAAGTCATATTCTTTTTCACCAAAAGGTTGTGATATGAAGCTTGTTGTTTTAGGTGTTTTAAATCTAGATTTGAAGTCACCATACTTATTTACATTAGTATCATTACCTCTTAATATAGCAACGTTTTTGTTGTTTGTAGAAGCAACAACTTTATCAACTGGAAAGTCTAAGTATAAGTAATGTAACTTTTCATCTAATTTAAAACTATCTGTGTTTAAAACTTTTGAAATATAAGAATCATCAGAAGGATCTAAAGACACAAGATATTCAGCAACCGCAGCATCTGCATCGTCTCTATGTGCTATTATAAGTTTAAACTTTCCTGTAGTATTATCTACAGTAGCAACATCATTATCATCAGCATTAGCTACATCTCCTGCTAATTCTGTAACGTACATGATATGATCTTTTTCCATGAAGATCATAGCTCTTACTAACTCTGCATTAACGTCGTCTCTATTGTGATTAGATAAATTGCCATCAGAAGGATCTTCGTCTAATTGTATTGTGATAGAGTCGTTATCGTTTAACATGCCTACTGTTAGATGTTCTTCATTTGAAACAGTATGACTAGCAACGAGGAATTGAACTGCACCTGAATATTTTGTATTAGGCAATTCACCTCCATTACCACTTCCTGCTCTACCGTGAATTTCAAATCCAGCGTTTGACCCAGCTGCATCGGATCCTCCGCCTAAAACTCTACACATGGTGAGAGCTCTTCCGTTATTGGAAAAGAATTCAGCTGCTGCGTGTCCTGTATCTCTATCTAAATCTGGATTTCCAAATATTCTTATATAATCATCTAAACTTTGTACTGTAGTTGGGACAAATGCAGGTCCTTTTTCTGCGGGTCCAATTATGCCTACAGGAGTTTCTGTGCTTCTAAAAGTTGGTCTTTCTATGTATTCAATTTCTTTTTCAAAAAATCCTGGAGACTTAAATGTCTGTTCAGCCATAATATTACACTCCTAATTTATATTATTTCATTTAATAAATATATAATAGCAATTGAAATATTAATCTTCATTAGAAATATTAAACAAAACTTCACCTAATCTAGAATCATACAAAGTTTCACCTTGAACTGTGGAAGCTTTTGCAATTACAGGAATTAATTCACCATTGCTATTTTTTACAAATGTTTTTCTTTCTTTTTTATAATCAGACCCTCTTACACCAACTAGCTCTGATTTATGTGTTTCTGATTGTTGGTTTACTGAAAATCCTTTTGACTTGTCAAATTTTTCTAACTCTTGAGAATTCTTTAAAGAATCAACTCCTATCATCTTTGAAGGTGCATAACCATCTTCAGTTCTTAAGTCATTAAATATATTAGCATCCGGATGTGGATCTTGTACACCTATTGTTGTCGGTTCTATATCATTGTAATCAGTTAAGACTTCAAAGTTAACAGTTGGACAACTTACAACAGATCTTAAAGCTACTTTTCCATTCTTAATGTTAGGCTTTATTATATAACCAGATGCTTCTAATCTGATAGAGTATTTTATATACCTTTCAGCATCAGTATAGTCTGCATAATTTGTATCTTGAGAAAAGTTTTGCTCAACAGTAGCTAAAAACCAATACCCAGTATCACTTTCTATTCTTAAGTTTCTACCCGGGTTTATAGTATAACTATTTAAAATTACTTCTAAAAAGTCGTTCATTTGCTGTGTAAACGATGACCATATTGTTATATCATAATTTGCTGTAAAGTATTTGATAGGTGGTATTTCAATTGTTTCTATTAAGTTTTTGCTTAAAGAGTTTTTTAATGTAAAGTCTTTTTCTTTATCTTTTATACTTAAAGTATTTACATTTTCTAAATTTTCAAAGTTTTTTAGTTGTCTGTAAATAATATCTTTTTCTGATATTCTTTTCTTAACCGTGTGAGTAAACATTTCATTGTTAGCACCACCTTTTTTATGAGCACTATCAATTCCCGTCCTTGTTATTGATATTAAAGGAAGTATTAGTGCTCCTGCTCTATCAATTATTGGCTTTTTTCTTCTTAATAAAGCGTATCTTTCTCCTGTAGCAAATATAACAGGAACTTTTTTATTTTCACCATTTAAGTTGTGATAAAAAGGTATTTGCTTATCAAATAAATTAAATACAGCTTTATCTAAATCTTCTAAACCACAAGAGGGTATAGTAAAGTTTTCTGTATAGTTTTCACCTTCATATCCTGTAGGTGCATATCTATTTTTTACATCATCATATTTTGTAGTCATTAATCTTCCCCGTAGAAAGATGAACCTATATCATTTACAGATCTTTCTGTACCGTCTGGTGCTACTTTTCGAGGATTTCCAATAGGTTTATCAAGTATTCCATCTTCAACTAACTGACGTTTATCTGATGGTGTTGTTCCTCTTTGTTGCTCAAAAGTAGTTTGAATTGCATCTTTATCTGTATAGAATTCATTTTTTGGACCATGCAAGTTATTCTGATTGATATTTTCAATTCTTGTTTGAATACCATTAACTTTAATAGAAACAGTTCTTTCAACTTGTCCATATGCTATTTTATCAAAGAATACAGATGTTATTTCAAAAAAGTTATCGCCAAATGAAAAGTAATCACCATCACTAACATCAATATTTCTATCTATTAAGTCTCTAGGGTGAAAGTGAACTGTTAAGTTTTTCATTTGCTCTTGACCAAACTTTGTTGTCTTTACAACTGAAGGTTTCCATTCTACCATGCATTCTATTTCAATTGGAGGATTAAATATCTTATGTAAAGATTCTTCATATACTGAATGTACATTAGACAAATCTTCTCTTATCTTATAGTAATATATTTTTTGTCCAACAACATCTTTAATTATTTCTTTAGTAATGTCAGATATAAAATCTATTTCTCTTTGTCCTATAAATAATCTAGCCATGAGTTAAATCTTTCTATCCTATTATTATAGCTCTTCCATTAGGAATTGGAACATTCTTTAATATATTTCTCATAGATTCAGATTGAGCTGCATCTGATTCTATAAGCTTTTGATAAGTTACTCTATCCAAAGTTTCTC